GGAGATGAAAATTTTAATAATTCTAAAAAATATAAAAATACATGTTTAAAAAAATACGGAGTAGATAATCCATCTAAATTAGAATTTATAAAAAGTAAAAAAGTAAAAACATCATTAATAAAATATGGCGTTGAATATCCATGGCAATTGAAAGAAATAAAAGAAAAAGTAAAGAATACTATGCTTTATCGTTATGGCGTAAAAAATGCTTTATTATTAGATATCTCAATTAAACGCGCAAGACAAAAAATGAAAGAATTATATGGAGTAGAATATGGATTTCAAAGTATGGATATTCAAAGGAAGATAAATAGGAATTTATATAATATTAAAGAATATAAATTTCCATCTGGAAGAAAAGTTTATGTAATGGGTTATGAAAATATAATGTTAGATTTATTATTAGAAAACAATATAAATGAAAAAGATATATTAACAGGATATAATTGTCCTATTATTAAGTGGATTGATAAAAATGGTAAAAAACACAAACATATACCTGATATTTTTATTAAATCTTTAAATAAAATTATAGAAGTAAAGAGTGAATGGACTTCTCGAAAAGAATGTTTAAATAATATTATTTTAAAAAAGAAATTTGCAGAGGAACAAGGATTTATTTATGTTGTAAATGTAATTGATAAAAAAACTAAAACTATTTTATATGAAATTAATTCCAATAAAAACTAAAAAAAAATATACTTATAAAGGTAAGGTTTATGATTTAAGTATAGAGAATGATCATACTTATAATATAGAAGGAAATATAGTTCATAACTCAGATTATGTAATGATTGGTTCCCTTTTTAATAAAACATTACAAAGTGCGGGATTTAATTATTTATGGAATATAAAACTTCCTTATAATTTAGCTAAAATGTTCTGGAAATGGGGGTTTCCTATAAAGAAAAAATATAGAGGAATGAGTACTAAAGCAGTACAACGAAAATGGGGCAAAACAAAATTAATTACTGCCGAAGGAATAACTAAATATCAAAAAGTTAAGTATAATTTACCACAATGGGTTGAAAATTTTGAAGATTATCTTCGATCTAATATGAGTTATTGTGGAGCTAAAAATTTAGATGATTTTATAGGAGAAGCAGAATGGGTATTTATAACAAATAATGCTTTTTATCGATTTAAAAAATGAGGTTTAAATTTACAATTTTCATTATGCCATCTATTTAAATTTCCTATATTCATTTCTCTCCCACAATAAGTACATTTAAATTTCTTGGCTATTTTTGCTTTTGCTTCTTCTGTGTGTTTTTTTCCTAAATGAGATTGTCGATTTTTTTCTTTTGATTCTTCTGAATGATGCCGTCCTAACCAAACTAAGGCCATTTTTTTTCTAGATTCTAAAGAACGTTTCCTTCCCTTATTGGCTTTACTTATTTTTCTCCTTGTTTCTTTTGTTATAGGATGATTTATTCTTCTTTTTTTCCAAGCTTCTTTCATATTTTGTTTTGTTTCCTCAGACTTTGGACCTGATAATTTTTTTTTATGTTCTTCTGAAAAAATTCGTCCTTTATTAGATTTACTTAATTTATTTTTAGATTCTTCACTCCAGCAACCTCTAATTCCATGACCACCTTTGGGACTTATATTATATCCATTAGGCTTTAGCGTATTAAATTGATTAATAAACTCTTCTTGAGCATTAAATGCCTTTTGTTTTGTATTGAAAAACTTCAAAATTTTTCTGTGAAAATTCTTTTTGCCATATTTATTCTTTGCATTAGATAAATAAGTTCCGCTCCCTAAATAATTATCATTTAAATTATTAGTTGAATGATCACCAACATATTGTTTTCCATTTATTAAATTAGTAGATATATAAACAAAATTAAATTTTTTCTTAATCATAAACTTTTTAAGATTTAATACATATAACATATAAACTATATATTAACAATGAGCGTCTTATTATATCAATCCGGTGTTACAGAAAATCTTTTACCCAAAGAATTAACATTTATAGATAATGAAATTCTTACAATTTTTAAAGATTTTCATCATATTAGAACTTCAAGATTATACGAAGTTCCTAACGCTTGGTGTGTTTGGGGTGAAAATTTAAAAAATATTGATTCAGATTTTAATAAATTAGGTTCTGATATTGTTCAGGATAATATTTTTTCTCCTATAATGTTTATTCATGATACCGAAATAAATTTATCATGGATGTTAACTGATGATATTATACTTAATGGATATAATAAATTTAAAGAGGATTTAATAAGATTTTTTGATGACATAGCTGAAAATGTTATTAAGGAAGGAGAAAGATTAAGAATGCAACAAGGAATTTCAAATAATTTATTATTTCTTACCACTCTTGGTCCATCAGATGATAAAAGAGTTATATTTGAATTCAATCCCCATAAGCAAAGAGAGGAGTTTTGGAATGTTAAAACCTTTTCAGATTTTGGTTTAAGAGTATTTAATTTTTTAATGAAATTTTACAAAGATGGAGATAATTTTGCTATTTTTGCTGATAAAAAATCAATTATATTAGTAACTGATGAGAATGTTGAATTTTTAATTAGTAAAATATTAGCAGATTTTGAAAGATTAGAAAAATATGAAATGTGTGCAGATCTAAATAAGATTTTTAAAAAATGGAGAAAATATAAAAAAATAAAGAAAAAACCCAAAAGTAAAAATAAAAATGAAGAATAATGATGTTATATTAAATCAATATGATTCAAGTTCTTCATCATTTAGAGAAATAACTTTATTAGATGCCTTTCTTCAAAATATAAATGGAGGCAATCAAATCAAAGTTTCTCTTGAACAAGATAGCAATCATAATTATATCAAAATAGATGCATCTGTAGACACTAGAGTGATTATAGATGGTACCCTAAAGGATACTAACATCTTTTATAAAGATGACCGCGTAGGCATTGGGAGGGCCCCCTTGCACAACTATAAATTTGATATAAAAATTCCTAAAAACAAATTGATGACTGCTTTTCATGTTGGAGATGGGTCATATGGTTTTTCAATGGGTAATGGTACGCCTCAGGGTTTTTTACCTGAAATAATTGGAATGGGTTCTGATGAATATGATGCAGGACTTTATTTTTTAGGAAGAAGTGGAAATAATATTTCATCATCCATACCTTTAATAATTATAGATGGAAGAAATTCTTTTAATAAATCCTTAACAAATAGACCAATATTTGGAATAACAAACGCTCAATATAATAAATATGAATTACTCGTAGATCAATATGGTAACGTAGGAATTGGAAAAATTCCACAAATATATAAATTAGATGTTAATGGATCTATTAGAGCAGCAGATTTTATTTTGGACTCATCAGTGGCTATGTCGGAACTTATTGAAATTATTATTGAACAAAAAAACGAAATAGATATAATAAAAAATAAGCTCAAAGATTTAGAAGCATTATAAAAATTAAAAAATGAATGGTACAAAATCTGCTGCTAATTATAATGGTGATATTATGTATTCTTTTGATAATATCATTATTAAAGAAACCATTTAATAATGTTTCAAAAAATCCATGTAAATTTAAAATACTTCCTCCTAAATATAGTAAAGATAGAAATAAAAAAATAGCTTTCTTTACTATCATTATAAAAAAATCTCATAGATATTTTATCAATTTTCCTTTACTTTTTAAATTTTATTCTGATAGTCAATTTAAATCCCATGTAAAAATTACATACATTACACCTGAAGAAAATGAAGCTCAACTTATTTTAGATAAGTTTATTGAATTTGATTTAGAAACAAAAGAACATATTGTTTATATTACAGATGTTATTATGGGAAAAATAATGATTGAAGTAACTCTCGAAAGTATTAATCACAATAAACCTATTGTAGAATTTGAAATAATGAAAAATAGTACATGTGATTTAATAAAAGAGCATAAGTTAGAATTAATTTTTCCAAATTAAAATTTTAATTTAGTACTCTATAAAAAATCTTAACAAAATTTAACACTATATTAAGATTTTTTAGTTATATTTGTAATATATTTTGAAAAAATAATATGATTGTTGATTGGATTGATACGATGTTTAAATACTCTTTTAAAAGAAAATGGTATGAAACCTATTGGGCATTTGATATACATGGAGTCGTATTAATACCAAGTTACAGAAAAAAACATCTTCATGTTAATTTTTATCCTTGGGCTAAAGAAACTCTTCAACTTTTTACAAAAAGAAAAGATATTATAATGATAATGTTTACTTCCTCGTATCCAGAAGAAATAGAATATTATTATAAAATATTTAAAGAAAATGATATACATTTTCAGTATATTAATGATAATCCTGAAATAGATTCTCAAAAAGGTAATTTTGGTTATTATGAAAAGAAATTTTATTTTAATGTTTTATTTGAGGATAAAGCAGGATTTCAAGCAGATACAGAATGGAAAATGATTTATGATTTGATGTTAAAGTATGAATATGCTAATTATTTACCAGATCCAAAATGGATAACAAAATATTAGAATTTTAATTTAAAATAAATAAAATGACACTCATTATTGCATGGATTTTAATTACAGGTTTTAAATTACATTGGATTTGGTATATTATAACTCAGAATAAATTATGAAGAAATTTAGACACGAATTTAAAGGATATGGAATTCATCCATCTGCGTGCAGTGTTTACATTCATTCAGATGATGATGGTCACTATATTCTTTTTGAGGATTTGAATGAAGGAACTTCTGTTACCAATGCCTCTGAACAACTTGCAACAGAAATTGTAAGTTTACTAAAATTAGATCCATTTGATTGCAGATTTTTTGAGATTTATCCTCAATATAAAGATAGTGTAATCAATGAAATTTCATATACATGGTCAAATAGAGAAGCATGTATACCAAAATGGAATTTTACTATCGAAGATAAAATTAATGAAATATTTAAAATTAAATAAAATGTCAAATTCAAGTAGTAGTACAGGAATAAGTTTTTTTGGATTGTTAGGTATCGTATTTATTATTTTTAAACTTACTCATATTATTGATTGGAGTTGGTGGCTAATGTGGATTGCAGGGAGGTAGATATGGGATACTTAACAATGGTTATACAAAATAAAGAACCAAAGGTTGCTCAATATGGTCAATGGGATGGATATCCTGATGGCACAGGAAAAAATATCTTAGAGTTTTTTTCAACAAATAATGAAAGATATTCTATAAAAAGTAAAAAAAATAAAGGTTCACATAATTCTATTAATTTTAAGATATTTAAAGATCAAATTGCTAAGACAAAATTTCTTTCAAATGAAGAACTCCATAAAAGATGGATAGAATTTGATCCTAGTGGAAAGGGAATGGATCTTAGTACTTCAAAAAGATTTTCTTTAAAATATCCAGCATTAAGTAGAGATACAGGATCAAACGTTCTACAACTTATTTACGATGGTAAGTGCTATGAACTTCAAGATTCTAGGGATTTTGCTGAAGATTCATTATATTGTGAATGGGCATATGTAATAGATTTAGATAAAAATACATTTGAAGTATATGAAGGATTTAATAAAGAATCTCTAAATAAAAATGAAAGATTTTATAATGGAAAAGATATTAATACTAAATATTATCCCGTAAAACATATTCACACTTTTGATCTTAATAATTTGCCATCTGAAGAAAAGTTTTTAGATATTTTAGAAGAAGATTCTGAGTAAAAAAAAAACTATTATGATACCTAAAAAATTAAAAGAAATATCTACTGAACTTAGATTATCTGATTGGTTAAAACCGATTTTACGATTAACTGATGTTTATATAGTAGGTGGTACTATAAGAGATGTTTTTTTAGGAAAATCTATAAAAGACATTGATCTTATTGTTGACAAACTTTCACTTGAAAAAATTAAAAACTTACTTTTGCCACATGGTAGAGTGGATATTGTTGGTGAGTCTTTTTCTGTTATTAAATTTAAACCGAAAGGATTTAGAGGGGAACCTTATGACATAGCTATTCCAAGAATGGATCGTAAAATTGGTAAGGGACATAAGGGATTTGAAATTATTACTGATAATGTAGATATTCTTACAGATCTTAAACGCAGAGATTTTACTATTAATTCTATAGCAGTAAATATTAGAAATAATGAACTAATTGATCCCTTTTATGGAATTGATGATATTAATGATAAGTTATTAAGAGCAACAAATAAAACATCATTTTTTGAAGATCCTCTTAGAATTTTACGAGGAATTCAATTTGCCGCAAGATTTAATTTTTCAATTGAGTCAAATACTTTGAAATTAATGAAACAAAATTCAAAATTTATAAAAGAAATTTCAGGGGAAAGAATTTTTGAAGAATTAATGAAAATTTTAAATAAAAAAGGAAATACAAGTTTAGCGTTAAATCTTTTAAATAAAACAGGGGTTGATAAAGCATTGTTTGATAAAGAAATGCTTAATGGTGTTGATGATTTTGAAAAACTTGATCCTATTTCTTTCTTTTATGTTTTAGGATTACTTGGGGATGTAAATCCAGGAGATTTTTTAAAGAAAAGACTTAAAGGGGATTCTAAATTAGAAGATAATGTACGAACATTAGATAATATAATAACACTATTACCTAAAGTTTCTAAAAATGAAGAGGATTTTAAATTTATGTTATTTAAAGCATTTAATAAATCTCCTAAAGTTATAGATGCTAATATTCTTCCTACAGAAACACGTGAAATTGTATACAATATGAAAGTAAATAAAATTCCTATGACTGAGGATGATATTAAAATAACCGGCGAAGATATTATGAAAATAGGTAATTTAAAAGAAGGACCTGAAATTGGATTCATTAAAGAAAAAATCTTAAGAGATGCATTAATGAATAGATTTAATTGGAAAGATAGAAATGATTCTTTAGAATATCTCGCAAACTTATTATTATTATGAAGTTAAGTGAAATATTAAAACCTAAATTAGAAATAGAAATTGAGAGGGAATTAAAAAAACTTCCACCATTAAAACAATTTTCTACTATACTAAAAAATGAATGTTTATGTTTTTTTGAGAAAAATAAATATGAAATTTTTTCAGAAACAATAATTAATGATATTATAAAGAAAATAAAAAAGAAAAGAAATTTATCATTTATTAAAACAAATGTATCTATTATTGGTAATAGAATTCAAATTGTTTTTAGTGAGGAAAAAAATGATATGATTCAAGTTGAAATTCAATCCATTCCTCAAAAAATTTCTTAAGAATGGAAAACGAATGTTAAAGGATATATTAAAACCAAAGTCAGAAGCTGAAATTTTAAATAGTATACAACAAATAGTATGTCCTGTTAAGCGTTTTTGTTATAATTTTAAATTTCATTATGAAAAACATTATGAACATGTGGAATTTTATTCTATTGAACATCATTCCAATTTTACACAAATTATTTCAACAATTTGTAAATATTTAGAAAATACAGAGATTACTTATACTATAAGTTATTCTAATCCAATGACATTTGGATTCGATCATAGAAAATTTGAAAAAGCAAATCCCTCAAAAATAGAAATTATTGTTAGTAGTGTACCAAATATGTTTTCTGAAGTTAATCATATTGAACTTAGTAGATTAATTATCATTTATGGAGATAAAGTTTATTTAGAAGGGTAAAATTTAACAATATTTTAACATTTATAATTTTATAAAATAACATCTTTTAATTATATTTGACCATTATTCATTTTAAATATAAAATATGAGTCATTTTACTGTAACAGTTATTTGTGATAAGCCTTCTGATATTAATCAATTATTGGCTCCTTATCAAGAAAATAATATGGGGGATTGCCCAGAAGAATATATGACCTTTAATAATTCAGAGGAAACATCTAAAAAAGAGTGGGAGACTGAAGGGTCAGATGCTTGGTATCCAAAATTTCGTCATCATCAACTTCAAAATATTGATGTAGAAAAAGAAATTCAAAAAATAAAAAACGATAAGAAATATTCGTTTATTTTAACAGATAGAATGGTTACAAGAAATTTATCTGCTGGTCTGAAAATTGAAATTTCTGGACACGTAAATAATGATGATAAATCAAATAGAGAAAATTATAGAAATGTTTATGGTATTATAACATCATATAAAAAACTTCCGTTAGAAGAAGTTAAAAAGGAATTAGGATTTTCTGAATTAAAAAGAATGAGAAAAAATTCTGATGACAAAAAAGAATTAATTGAAAAATTAAATAATCTTGATTTTTATGAAGTTAATGTTGATTTAATTGATAATCCAGAAAAAATTCCATATAAAGAGAAATATCCTATTTTTAAAGAATTTATAGAAGAATATCAGGGTTCAGAAATAGATCCTAAAACGGGCAAATATGGATATTGGGAAAACCCAAATGCTAAATGGGATTGGTATACAGTAGGGGGTAGATGGATGGGTGCTTTTCTTGTTAAGGATGATGAAGAAGGAAATCTAGGAAGCCCAGGAACCTTTAATAATAATGTACCAAATACCCCAAAAGGATATAAATGGGTTGATGCTTGTCAAGTTTCTAACATTGATTGGGATAAAATGAAACAAATTAAAAAATACGAACTTTTAAAAAATGAAGCTGAGGATGGAGATATTTGGGAAATTCTCATAAGTGATAATCATCCAAAAAGAAATAATTATACATGGTATAAACCAGAATATTTCTTAGAAAGATTTAAAACTAAAGAAAACTATATTAAATCTCGCATATCATTCAGTACTTATAGTGTAATTTCTCCAGATGGTAAATGGCATTCTGCAGGAGATATGGGTTGGTGGGGTTTTAGCAGCGAAACACACAAAGAAGAAGAAGAATTTGAAAATAGTTTTTATAAAAAATTCATTGAACCGAATCAAGATAAGTTTATTACAATGATAGATTGTCATATTTAAAATTATGAGACTTTGGTCGATACATCCTAAATATTTAGACTCCAAAAGACTTGTTGCTCAATGGAGAGAAGCTCTTTTATGTAGAGTTGTTCTTGATGAAAAAACTAAGGGATATAAAAAACATCCACAGTTTTTGCGTATAAAAAATCATCTTCAACCTTATTATTTTATTAATGCATTTCTTTATACGATATGGGAAGAAGGACAACAAAGAAATTTTAAATTTGATAAATCTAAATTAATGGAAGAGTTCGTTCAAAAATATGAAGAACCTTTTCAATTAATGGAAGTTACAGATGGTCAAATCCAATATGAATTTGATTTATTACAAAAAAAACTTGGAGAATTTCATAAACAATATATTAAAAATCAACAAGATTTTAACAATTCTAATGTAGATGTAAATCCGTGTTTTATTAAAATTTTTGGAGATATTATGAATTTTGAAAAAAGTAAATAAAATGTTAACAGAAAAAGAATTTAACAATTTAAAATCTGGTGAAACTTTTGCAACAGGAGTTTTGCCTAATTCTCCAGAAGGTTTATTTATGACAAGAAATGGTGGCGAATTAAGATGGGTCGGAATAAAGGGTTATGCTAATGATTGGTCGATTTATTGTCATTGGGTTGATAATTCAGTAGAATGGATAAAACGGCATGGAGATAAAGTTATTAATGAACACCATATTAAAAAATGTGTTCCTTGTGATGAATTAGTTTTTAAGAAATATAGATATTAAACAATGGTAGTATATAAAGTAGTAGATGAATTCTCTAACACTACTGGAAAAAAAATAGGAAGTAAAAAAGTATTTGATTTTTTTATTTGTGATTTTACAGGTGAGAAAATTGATGAATATTCAAATCCAAATACATATGATATAAATTATCTAAGTAAGGATCCTTGTTTTGGAGATGGGATTGGTGAAGAGTGGCTTTCTAAATGGAATGAAGATATTGATGCGTATGATTTATTTAGTCATAGAAGTTATATTTTTACAATCTCCCAAGATGGTGCTGAAATATTTGGAGAAATGGTTAAAAAAGCATTAAGTGAAATGAAAGGAGAAATTTATTCTTTAGATGAATTACTTAGATGGTCGAGAGGAAATATGCTTGAAAAAGTTTTAAAAAAAGGTACATATAAAATTGAACAATTTTTAGAAACATAAAAAATGATACATACAGAGAAAAGTAAATTTGCTGGAAAAGAAATTAAAATTAAAGATGAAGCAAATCAATTAGGCGGGAGGAAAATATTAATTGAAGATTGGTGGGATAAAATTTCAGGGAATTCTTGGACGAATAACCCAGGAAATTTTGCTTGTTCGAATTATTTAAATCGAATAGAATTTTCTTCTAAAATAAAAATACCATTAAATGATGAAGTATTATATGGTAAAATTAATGGACTTGGATATTTGGTTCATATAAATGAAATAGAATAGAATGAAAAATAAAACAGAAATTTGGGTAAGTTTTAGTTATGGAGGATGGAATTTAGTTTTTTCAAAACATTTTGATTTACCATTTGTTCCATTTCATGGATTATGTTTGATGGATAAAACAGAAAATTTTGAAAACCCTATCCGTCTTGAAACCAATGAATATTGTAGTACATTTATACAATATAATTTAAAAAACCAATCATTTTATATAAATGTTAGGAATGTTTGGAAGTATGGTGTTATGGATGAAGTTATAGATGATGCTATTAATATTTTTACTAAGACTGGATGGACTAGGGAGGATAATACCGATATATCCAAATTAAAAGAACTAATGCACAGATGAAATGAACCAAAAATGGGAAGAGGAAACTAAATTTTCTTTAATGTATATAATTAATAAAATTTTATGGAAGACATAAAATATTTTTGGGAAAAAGCATTATATTCAGCAAGAAAAGGTGTGTTTCATCCAAGATCTTGGAAACAGCTTATAATAATTATCTTATTAGATTTCAAATGTCTGTATTTGTTCATTAGTATGGTTTGTTCAGTATTTGTTATTATTAACTGGTTACTCAATTAATAAATTATGAAAAATAGTGAGGAAAGAAAATTAGCAACAATAGAAAAAATTTTAGAAATTCATCCAATTAAAGATGCGGATGCTATTGAAAGAGCTGTTATTCGTGGGTGGAATGTTGTAATCCGAAAAGGGGAATTTAAAGGTGGCGATCTTTGTGTATATTGTGAAATTGATTCTTTAATGCCTGATAGAGAAGAATTTGAATTTCTTCGTTCAAGGGGATTTAGAATTAAAACTATTCGCTTAAGAAATCAGGTAAGTCAGGGAATATGTTTTCCATTAACAATATTAAATTCAATTGGCAAACTTATTAAAAAAGATAATAAATTCCTTTTAGAAATAGATATATAAATTAAAACTATATATTTATGGAGACAGGTTATATTTATGTTATTGTTAATAAAATTAACGGTAAATATTATTTTGGAAAAACTTTTTATATTCAAGGAAGATGGAATAAACATATTCATTCAGCCCGAAGAAAAATTAATAGAAAACTTTATGATGCAATGAATCATTATGGTTATGAAAATTTTTCTATTCATAAAATTAATGAATATTTTGCAAAAAATAAAACAGAATTAACAAAAATTTTAAATAAAAAAGAAATATTTTTTATTGATTTAACAAATGCTCAAGAATTAGGATATAACATGTCACCGGGAGGGGATGGAGGATATTTAGGAAAAGAAGCTATTAAAAAAATGTCAGATAAAAAAAGAGGGGTACCTTTAACAGAAGAACATAAAAGAAAAATAAGTGAAACACATAAATTAATACCTCATACTTCATTATCTGAAAAAACAAAAAATAAAATAAGAAAAACAAATAAAAGAAAAGGAATAAAACCTCCCCCACAATTTTGGGGAAAAGAAGGATATAATGATCATCCTATGTTAAATAAGTATCATTCAGAAAAAACAAAGAAACAAATGAGTGAATGGCGATCTGGGAAAACATTCGAAAAAATATATGGAAAAGAAAAAGCTAAAGAATTAATTAAAAATAAATCAAAAAAATTCAAAAATAATAAAATAGCATTTAAAAAAATAGATTTAAATTTAGCAAAAAAATTACTTTTAAATAATAAAAATTTTAAAGATGTTGCTAAGCAACTTAATATAAGTTTAACTACATTTAATTATAAATTTAAAAAAGAATATGGTTTAAGTCCATATCAATATCAAAAAACAAATTATGAAAAAATTAATAAATCTTAGTATTGGAACTGATTTAACTGATGTACTTGGTGTTGAAAAATATGATCCACCTATACCAGCTTGTTTGGGTGGAACTGCAATAGGAAGATTTCCTTCTCATTCAATTAAAACTGATGAAGAAAGAATTCAAAATTTAATAGAACTTTTTGCAACATATAGGGATAATTATACTTGGATAACAACAGAAAAATTAGATGGAAGTTCAGCAACTTTTTTTATTTATGATAACAAATTTGGAATAGCTTCAAGAAATCTTAATTTAAAGGAACACCCTGATAATGAAAAAAATTCATTTTGGAAATTTGCAAGAGAAAATGATGTTGAAGGGAAAATGAGAAGCTATATGACAGATGCAAATTGGGATGCTTTAACTCTTCAAGGAGAACTTATTGGTGAAGGTATTCAAAAAAATAAATATAGAATTAAAGGACAAACTGTTAAATTTTTTAGATTATTTCTTCCAATTGACTATGTGTTTCCTTCTTACATTTCTTCTTTAAAGATGATTAATGATATGGGTTTAGAAACAGTTCCAATTATCGAAACTGATATGACTCTTCCAGATACAATTGAAGAATTACTCGTATATGCAGATGGAAGATCAGCATTAAGAGAAACTGCAAGAGAAGGTATAGTATTTGTGGCTGATCAAATTATTAATATAAATGCAAGACCATTGAAAGATTATCAAGGAAGATTATCATTTAAAGTTATATCAAATAAATTCATTTTAAAACATGATGCATAATGACAACAATGGGAATATTTAATACAATCTCTGTTATTTTAGTATTTATAAGTATAGTTATTTTGATTTATAGATCTGCAGCAGGAAAAAAAATGGATGAAGGATTGGGAATGGCGGCCTGGATTATAGGAGTAATATGTTCGATTTTGGGATTACTTCTTCTTCCATTATTAGTTCCAGATCATACAGAATATATTGAAATAACTAATATTCAAGTCCTTCATACTAAAAATGCAGTAGTTATTGATTTAGTAAATTCTCCAGAGAGAAAGTATCAAGATCTTTATAAATTTGATAGATATCAATCTGTGATGGAAATAGATTCGACCACTAAATTTTTCTTTAAGACTGAAAGATCTTATTATGGAGTTAATGTAAATGGCTATTCTTGTTGGTCTAATCCTCCATATGACACATATAATTTAAAATAGAAGAAAAAATATGAGTTTATTAGTTATAAAAGAATCTTTATTTAAATTATCCTTAGAATCAAAATGGCTTTTGTATTATAATACGTTTAAATATGTGAGAATACCTCAATCAGGTGAACGGATTAAGATTACAGAAATTGGTAATTTCATTATTGTTGAATTAAATGTAGAAGATACACTTGAATATGATATACACACTAAAACTCTTATATTTGATAAAAAGTCAGGTAAAATTTTAAAAATAAGAGGAAAAATAAATCATAATTATGTACAGAAATTTTGTGATGAAGGTAATAAAATGATTGAAATTATTACTGAAAATCAACAATATTCTTGGGATGGATATTTTGGCGAAATCTATACAAAAACTAGAATTAATCTTCCTGAATATTATGAAGTTTTGAGAATGAAAGGTAAACCTATAAAATTTAATGATACTAAAGTAATTCATTTAGGATAATGTTCTTTCTAACAAATAAAACACAATAAATAATGAAAAAAATTTACTCTATTATTTTAGTTATTATTATAACCATCGGAGTTATTATATTAATTTTATTACAAAAAAAGAGAGATGCTCGTCCATTTAATACTTATGATTTTCCTGAAACAATAAACATAGTAAATGGAACGAACTATGAAAAGGCTGATACAATTGTTTTAGTCCTTGCAAATAAAATATTTAATTTAAATACTCTAAATTTAAAAATTTATTATTTATCAGATTTAATTGTTTCAGAAGATATGATATATAATGCTATTATTCAACAACTTCACTTTGGACATAATAATTATTTACTCTTATTAAATAAAAATTTAAGTTTATCACAATTAAAACTTACATTATCTCATGAATTTGTCCATATAAATCAATATCAATCTGGAGATTTGAAAGTTTACAAACATTACGCTATCTTTAAAGGAGATTCTATTTTCTTTAGAGATGTAAAATATAGAGATCGATCCTTTGAAAAGGATGCATTTAAAAATCAAACAAAAATATTAAAAGAACTTAATAATTTTCTCTATTAAATTCTTAACAAAATTTTAACAACATTATTTTTTTACTTTATAAACTTTTTATTATTTTTGAAAAAAAAATTAAAAATCAAACAAAATGGATGAAAAATCACTCGTACAATTAAGTACAAAATCATGGCATTATCAATTTATGAAATTCATACTTGGTAATATTTCCCCAACCTCAAAAAATATGTTCAATTTATGTCCATATTTTTGGTTACTTATCTTCTCTTTAATTTTTTGTATTCCGATATTAATAATCAGATATATTCTGAAATTTTTTGGGATTATTTTTTCGGGATTGGATTGGGTAGTAACAAAAACTCTTGTTGAACCAACAGCAAATAGTTGGTATATTAAACTTACAGATTTAGATGTTTATCAAATTTGGAGTTATAATATGCAAATACAAAGATTTTATAAAATAATGTATGGGAAAGATTATAATGATCTTGACAAAAATTCATTTGTAATTAAATGGTGGGAGAAAAAATACAAAGAAAAAGTTTATAATGAAAATATTAAAGGGAATGGTCTTTATACGGAGGTTTTTAAGAAATGGATGTATGAAAATAGAGATGAATATAAGAATCTTGAACATAAGCCACCAACACATGTTGAAAATAAAATGGACCTTATTAGATTAGATATAAAAGCATGGTTTTATAATTTAGGGAATTGGATTACATCTTGGAGAACTTTAATAAAATGGACTAAAAGAATAGTTGGTCTCATAATAACAGGTGCAGGTTTATTTGCAACCTATTTTATTGTTAATTTCTTAGGAAGAGGTATTTTATATCTAGTTGAACATTGGGAATGGCATACATTTTGGTGTTTTGCTGTTGGTTTATTAGCAATTGCGTTAGCTATATTTATTTTGTTCTTTTTAGCTATATGGTTTGAATATATTAAAGAAAAAGGATTAAAATTATGGTATGCAAGAGTAGTTTATTGGGTTATTTATATGCCCTTTAAATTTGTAATATATTATGCGATATGGAAGTTCTTAATAATTACTTTAATTGTAGGTAGTGCTAAACTCATTTGGAATGGTTTTCTTGGATTTTTAGGAATTTTTGGTGAATATTTTGGAGCTTCTTATACAGATTATTGTCCAGGAATAAAATGGAAAGAAGAAATTAACTAAAAAATAAACAAAAAATGTATACATTTATAATATCTGCTATATTTTTATTGCTCTTATCAGGAATAATTTTCGGAAAAAGAATTAAGAAGAATCAACTGCTGGTAGCGTTAATAGTATTTTCAGGAACTTTTTTAACTTGCGTTATTGTTAATGGTGTAATTGGATTAAATACTACTTATACCTTAGTTAAAATCAGGGAAGTTCCATTAAAGACTAAAATATCTTCTATTAAATTTATGCCAAAAGATTCCATTACTATGTTTAGAAGTTATATTGATTTTGATTATTTAATTAGTAAAAACGATACTATTTGTCATATAGGAGTTAGTGGAATAAAGGATATTATTAATACGGAACATATTACTATTAATTATATTACAGAAAATGATTCAATTCCGATTAAAAGAGTATTTCAACCAAGAAAATTAGTAGATAATCGATGGGTAGTTCCTTTTGGACTTCCACGTGGGAAAAAAATATATAAGCTATTAGTTCCAAATGATTCAATTAATAATGAAGTTTTAACATTAACTAAAAAATATTTCTTTAAAAATGAAGAATCCTAATTTAGTACAAATAACCAGAAAAAAAGAAGTTAAATTCTGGACGAGAACTTGGTTGATGCATAAAAAGTTTAATTGGGGCGGAAAGATTTTGATATTTCCACCATCTTTGATACTCATTAGCATTGGACATTATTGTTTTACATTAATGCATTTTCTATTTGAATGTTTTTTGTGGATATTTATGCGTCCACAATTTAATGCTAATATGAGAAAAATGAATTTTTGAATGGTTCGTTATGTCGTTGTAATTTTAGGTGGAAAGGGTTGTAATATTACAACCCTTTTTATTTTTATTTTTATTATTCATATTTTTTTGTTATATTAGCATCATGAATTTCATTAAAATTATTAAAAAATGAGTCAAAGGTGGGAAATGTATAAAAGACAAAGAATAATGTCTTATACAAAAAGAAGGAATCGTTTAACTATTATAATTATAATAATAGGAATTATTTTGCTTTCTATTATAATTGGAAATTGTCCTAGAAATGATGGTTTACAAACGGAAGATCAAATTCAAATTAATCAGGTTTAGATAATTTAAATCAAGTTATGGAAGAATATATTTTATGCTCTGCAATTTGGTTTAATGATAATAAAAATCACAAACATCAACCAAAGAATATATCAAATGGATTTATAGTTTGTGGCAGAAGACATCATAATTGTTTTATAACAGCTTTCATTTTAAATGATGAAAAAAAAATAATATCAAAAATGAACAAAGCAAACAGAAAAATTATTCAAGGATTTTTAACAAATTTGGATAGATTTGTAGACAGAAAAGAAGCTGGTAAAATAGCATTTAAAGCTAATCAAATATCAAAAACAACAGATTGTTTAATGAGTGAAGATTTATATTAACCAAATTGCTCTTCTAGTATAAAAAATGAACAAAAAGTGAAAAAAGTTGCCTAAAAATTTTTTTTTGTCATAGATTTTTGTTACATTAGCACTATAATTAATAATAACACACACTAAAAAACAAAAAAATGGAAAGAATTTTAAGAATTACAGGTTACAAAGTTGAAAATTTTGAAGAACTTCAAGAATTGGTACCAGCTGCTTTTTCCGGAGAACACAATCGTAGTAAAGTTTACTCTTTTGTTAATACCATAGATATTCTTAGAGATCTTCAAAAACTTGGATGGAATATGACTTATGCCGTACAAGGAGGTTCAAGTCAATTTTCCCGTCACGTTGTTCGTCTTACTAATCCAGATTTAGGTTACATGCCATTAAAAAATGACAATGTTCGCCCACAGTTAATTTTTGATAACAGCCACAATGGCGGTTCTTCAGCACAACTTCATATGGGTTTATTTCGGTTAGTTTGTCAATCTGAAATGGTGATAGCCATACCAAATCTATTTACTGGAGTTAAATTCCGTCACATGGGAATGGATTTTGAAGAATTAAAAAGTGTTCTTGCAAAAATGGCTGATCAATATAAGATCGTTGCCAGCCACATTGCAAAAATGCAAGATATAATTCTTACCACGGAACAAAGAAAAGAATTTGCTCTCAAAGGTTTAGCTTATAGAAACGCTAATAGATTTATAAATTCTGATGGAACCTTAAATTTAAAGAATCTTAATGAAGCAGTTGATTCATCTGATCTTCTTTCACCTATGAGAGGTGGAGATGAACCTATATCTCTTTGGGATGTTTTTCAAACGGTTCGCGAATGGTTAATTAAAGGTGGATTTCAACAAAGATCTGCAAAAGGACGCTTGTCAAGATCTAAAGCTATACGAAATGTTGTTCGTCAAATTAGTCTCAACAAAACTCTTTGGATTCTCGCAGAAGAGTATTTGAATAATCCAATTGCGACTGATGTTTTTGATAAGCTTATTAGAGCTGCAAACACAAGCAATACAAGTTTTCGTACTTACACAACTGCAAAAGGTGAAGAAAAGAAAGTGATGATTGTTGCAGATCTTGGAAATGGTCATTCTCAAGTTAAAGATATTGACGCAAATAGAATATTTGTTGTAGCAACTGAAAAACTTGTATAAAAAAAAACAAAATGAAAAGTAAATTTTTAACACGTTTATTAAGGTTCATATTAGCAATCTTTTTGGCATTAGTTGTATCTTTTATAGCAAATAAAACAGGATTAGATCCATTTTTAGAAGGATGGCTTTCTTGTCTTACATTCTGTGGCGTGTTTTTCGGATATAAAATATTTGGTAATTATTAAACAACTTGGCAACTGAAGAATTAAAGAACAAATAAGGGAGAGAACATTCTCTCCCTTTTTTATATAATAATAAAAAAATATGAATTACATAGTTTATTTGGGAAATAAATCCAGATATTCTGCGAGAATACAAAAAATATTAAATGGTAGATTTGATAAGATTTTTATTGAACCTTTTGGAGGTTCAGGTTCTATTTCCTTATGTATGTCTAAATTTATAAAAAAAATATATTTGAATGAAATTGATAATAATATATTTAAAATACATTATTCATTTAAGAATGGAACATGGAATGAATTAAAAGAGGTAATTGATGAAATTTGGTATTTTGGAGATCCTCGTATTTGCAATAAATTCAATGGTATGATTTGGACCAAATGGATTTAATCAAGGTTGGGGACATAGAGGAATTGGAAGAATACAACCCACAACAATAATGAACGAAAAAAAATTTAATGTAACTAATAATGCATATAAAAAAATTACATTATTTAATGAGGATTTTAAGGATTTTATTCAAAGATTTGATAGTGGAATTTTATTTGTAGATCCACCATATGTTGAAATGACATCAGGAACATATTCTTTTTCCAAAAAGAAATATCAATTGTTTCTTGAAATAATTAAAAATTGGAAAGATGATGTAATATATACAGATGTTTTTTCAGAAGAAAAATTAAAACTATTAGGAAAAAATTGGGATTTTATTATACTTAGAAATAATATGGGATCAGCAATTCCAGGTCAAAATAAAAAAAAGTTATTTGAAGCACTTTATTATAATTTTAAAATAAACAATTCACTATGGTAAAAAACGCAAAAGAAATTATTGCTCTTAATATATTTGATGCTGTAAGATTACGAAGTGAAATGTATATAGGCCAAGTCGCATTGATGGATGAAAGACTTCCAATTATTAGAGATGGAAAGTTACAGTCCGTTGATAAGATATGGTCTCCTGGTTTTATGCATCTTATTGTTGAAATTCTTGAAAATGCTTTAGATGAAGCAAAAAGAATGAAAGGTAAAATGAAAAATATTGATATTACTATAGATTTTGATACTAATAGAGTAACTATATTAGATGAAGGTACTGGATTTCATAGAGCAAATATGAAACACGCTAAAACCAAAAAGAATATAGTTAGAACGGCTATGGAAGATTTACATGCAGGTTCAAATTTTGCTGATTCATCAACGAATTTATTAGGAACTTTTGGAGTAGGTAGTGCTATTGTAAATATATTATCTGAAAAATTTACAATAAAAACCGTTAATAAAACTCATTATGTTCATTATGATTGGAATGATTATAAGGTTGTTAAAGAGGACCGTAGGAAGAAAGAATTGAACGATAAAATAGGAACATTAATTTCATTTACCCCTTCATCTGAGGTGTTTCCAGGTTATAAGTGGGATAAAGAATTAATTGAAACTTATTTATCATTTAAACAATATCTTATCACATTAGATCCACAGTTAAAAAAATTAAAATTGAATGGGTTTTTTATTGAAAATGGCAAGAAAATTAGTTTTAATAGTTCAAATTTTTTACCAATTGATAATATTCAAGTAGTTAATAAAGAATGGGGAACTGTTATATTATGGCCTTCATATGAAAATTCATGTTCAGTTTCTTTCATTAATGGATCTCAATGTACCGGTATTCATCAAAAAATTGTTAATGATTGGATTAACAACTTTTTTGATTATAATTTAGCACACCATTTTTATAATACATTAATATCTTTTAATGTTCCTTCAAATCTTATGAGATTTGCAGATCAAAATAAAACTAAATATGCTACTGCAAGATTTGAAATTGAAGAATTACTTGAGAATACAATGAAAGGAAAATTGTTAAGATTATTAAGGGGTTCTAAAATAGCAGCTAAAATTGAGCAATCTATTGAAGATAGACTATATAGTGAAAACATTAAAAAAATAAAAAAGGCTCAAAAAATTTCTAAAAGAAAAATTTCAGATAAATATTCTCCAGCATCAAAATATAAAGAAAACATTTATGTTACAGAAGGATTAAGTGCTGCTGGTTCCGTTAGACAAGTAAGAGATTCCATGAGTGAAGCAGTTTATGCCCTTAAAGGGAAAATTAAGAATACAAAAAAATTATCAGATTTAACAAATAATGTAGAACTTTTGGAAATAATGAGTATTTTAGGAATTAATCCATCAGAGAAGAAAAATCCCAATTATAAAAAGATAGTTATAGCAACAGATGAAGATTTCGATGGTCAACACATTGCAGCACTAATAATAAATTTCTTTTATAAATGGTTTCCATATATTATAGAAGAGGGTAGATTATTTAAATTAATTACACCTTTAGTTGCTTGTGACTATAAAAATAGTAGAAAATATTTTTTTTCTTCAAAAGAATTTATTAAATTTACAAAGACTAAGAAAATTAGTAATGTAAACTATTTAAAAGGATTGGGATCATTATCTATTTCAGATTGGGAACATGTAATGTCTAATAAAGTTTTTTTTAAAATTGTGAAAGATAGGAGCTCAGATAAATTTTTAGAAATAGCATTTGGGGATTCTTCAAATAAAAGAAAAAAATGGCTTCTCAAATAATGTTATAGAAAAAAAAGAAAAATGGCAAGTATAGATTTCTTAGGGAATGATGGAGAAATAAGTGAAGAATTTGGAAAGTTTATAATTAAAGGAACAATTAATTTTTATAAAAATAATATGTCAAGAAAAGTACGCGGTGCAAAAAAAGGAGCACCACCAATAATTTGTGATCATGATTTTTTAAATTTTAAAAATATTAAAGGAATATTATTTAAAAATTTAGATTCAAATCTTTTTAAATGGGGAAATATTTATGACTTACTTGGGAACATAAATTCTCATGAAGCTAATTTTCGTGCAAATTACGAATGGGATTTTATGGAATACATATACAAACAAAAATTCAAAAAAGTGCCTGGAATTTATAGAGTTTCTCAGGATCGTTATGATAAAAGTTTTATTACCGATTTTTTTTCCTTTACAAATCCTCCTTCTTCAAGTTATTTAGCCATAGAAAATTATAATAATAAGGATTTAGAACTTGATGAATTTACTATTGCATTAGAAGAAGGATTATATTTAAATTTTGATGTAGAAGATTTAAGTTTTTATTATGACACTGATAAGCACTTAAACACAAATGATGATAATCTTTTTTATTATATTTTAAAACTATTAGCGAATTATACAAATAAAAATTTTGAAAAAAATAAAATTCATATTGTTTATAAAGGAGATTATGGATTTGATAAAACAAGTTTTGCTGTAAAGAAGATTAATATAAGCATTAATGATAATTATAATGATGATTTTAAAAAAATATCATCTATTATTATTAAACAACTTAATGATAAAAAACGCACAGGTCTTTATATTTTAAATGGTGAACCAGGTACAGGGAAGACTAGTTGGATTCGGTATTTATCTGGAAAAGTAAATAGAAATATTATATTTGTATCCCCTGATATGGTTGATTATATTACTGACCCTCAATTTATTCCATTTCTTATGAATAATAGTGATTCAATTCTTATCATTGAAGATGCTGAACCAGCATTGCAAAAAAGAGATGGGACAGAGAGATCAGGGGCTATTTCAAATATATTAAATTTAACTGATGGTCTTCTTTCAGATTGTCTTAATATTTCTATTGTTGCAACATTTAATACTTCAACTAAAGTTATAGATGATGCTTTATTAAGAAAAGGGAGACTTGTTCAGAGTTATACATTTGAAAGATTAGTGGCTCATAAATCAGAAAGCCTTTTAAAAAAATTGGGTAACAAAGATGTTAAAGTAGAAAAAAGTATGACTTTGTCTGATATTTATTTTTATGAAGAAGATAACAGAAGTGAAATATTTACTAAAAAGAAGGTTGGTTTTTGATGGATAAACAACTAAGATTAATAAAAAATTGGGAAAGAGAACAAGAAGAAAAACAGTTGTCCATGTCATCATATGTAACTTTTATTTATGATGATGAAAGGATTAAAGTTGAAAAAATTCTGGATTTTAGTAAAGCTTTTGTGGAGTTTAACGGAAGAATAATTAGAAAAACTGAATATCCGAATGTTTTTGACGCGCTAACAACGATTCCAATTTCTCGTTTTGATTTTAGAATAGTTCCTATACAAGGAGTAAAAGAAACAACATGAAAGTAGTACATTGCAAAAAAGAATCCTATGATGTTTATATAGGAAGAGGTAAAGGGGAAAGAGGAAAATGGGGAAATCCATATTCACATAAAGAAGGAACGTTAGCGAAATTTAAAGTTAATACTGTAAAAGAAGCAATAGAGGCTTATAGAACATGGATAACAGAAGGAGAAGGTAAATATTTATTAAAAGATTTAGAAGAACTTAGAGGGAAAATATTAGGGTGCTGGTGTGGAAATTTTACCATAGAAGATAAAGATAATTTAAAATGTCATGGACAAATTTTATTAGAATTGTTATATCAAAATAAACTATTTTAATATGGAAAAAATAAGAGAATTATCAAAAGAAGAACTAAAAAAGTATTCTGATTTTTTAACAGTAGGACGTTTAAAAAAGTTTTTAAGTGAACATGATTTACCAGATGATGCAATAGTAGTTACTCAAAGAATAGAAGATCATTATTATGAAAACAATAATTGGGGTGTTTATTTAAAAGAAGGAGAAGATACTTATTATGTAAAACAAAGAAATAAAGATATTAAAAATGGAAAATATCTTAATAAAGAAAATTATCCTGATATAAAAAATATAAAAATATATACTGATGAAGAAATTAAAGAAACTATGGAACAATATACACCTGTTTGGAGTTGTGTTAGATATCCTGATGACAAAGATATATTATTTTTAGATTTACATTATTAAAAGATAAAAATAAAAACGTGTTAAAATAAAAAATAATGAAATTAGAAAGACCAATAGTATTTTTTGACGTTGAAACAACTGGATTAAGTTTATCTGAAGATCGTATCATTGAGATTAGTATGATAAAACAATTTCCGAATGATGAAGACGGAGAACAGTATAATTTAAGAATAAATCCAGATGGAAGACCCATTCATCCTGAGGCCTTCGAAAAACATGGAATTGAAGCTGAAGATTTAAGATATTGTCCAACATTTAAACAATCTGCACAAGAAATTTATGATTTTATTAAAGATTGTGATTTAGGGGGATATAATTGCAAAAGATTTGATATACCTATTTTAATTGAAGAATTTTTAAGAGCTAAAATTCCTATAAGTATTAAAAGTTTTAAAGTTATTGATGTTTATCAAATTTTATTAAAAGCCGAACCAAGAACACTTGAAGGAACATATAAGAGATTTTTTGGAAAAGAATTAGAAGGAGCTCATGGAGCTGAGGTGGATGTTATTGCGACAATAGACATACTTAAGGAATTAGAAAAAGCATATTCTATTCCTGATACTGTGGATGAAATACATAAATATACCTTTGATGATGATTCCATTGATTTAGAAAATAAATTAAAAAGAACAAAAGAGGGAAGCATTGTATTTATGTTTGGGAAACATAAAAATAAAACTATTCAAGAAGTTTATATGACAGATCCGGGATATTATAATTGGATTATTAGTAAATCTGATATGACCTCATATACAAAATCTATATTTAGAAATATTGTGGAAATTTTAAACAAACCAAAATCATAATGGGAATAAAATATGTAACTTGGGTACCAAATGGAAATAATCCTCCTGAAAAAATTACAGAACAATATAATAATATAGTTGAAATATCTAATAAGGATTTAATGTGGCAAATTCGTTTATGTAAAACTCCTGGTAAAGTTGAAGTAATAGCTGCATTTAAAGAACCTGAGGATGTTGTAGCTTTTATGTCTCTTATATATAAGAACGGAAAACATAAAGTTGTTCCAAAAGAAGTTACAATAGGATTTGGAAAAAAAGGAAGAAGTTATTCCATTGAGCATAATTCCTCTACAGAATTTAAAGAATTAAATTATTAAAATATGAAAAACATTAATGACTTACTTATTGAAAAAGGAAATTATACATTTGATGTAAATAATTGGGGATCTTGTCAATATTCAGGAGCTCTTGCTATGTATAATGCATATTTTGTATTAAGAAACAAATATTCTAAAGAACTAGTTTTACAATATTTAGAATATGAATATGGATTTAAAGTATCATTTCATAAGATTAGAGATGATGAACAGGCTATTGACATGTTTTTTAAAATATATGCTAATAAAAGAAATTGGAATTTTGATATTTATGATTATGATGAAATAGAAAAATTAGATGAGCATAATAAAAAGTTAATTAGAACAATTCGAAGAGCTAAATCTGCTGATGATTTATTTTTTATTGGAAGAAATGCTTCATCAGATTTATGGTCAACTGCTCCAAAAATTGCAGAGTCTTATTTTACTGGTTTTAAAACTGAAAATTTACCAGATTCTAATAATCCATCGGGATTAGAAAAAGGACCTGTTGGTAATATTTGTGCTCAAGCAAATAACATTTTAACTGGCTTATGTTGTGCTTTATTAATTGACTATGATATAGTAAAAAATATAAATTCATTTAAAGGTTTTGATACTTAAACTATAAAAATTATGAAAAAAGTTTTTATTATTTGTACTGTAAGAGGTGCATCAGAAGATTACAAAAAAAAATTAGAAGACTATGTAAAGTCTCTTGAGGACAAAGGAATTAAAGTTCATTTACCTCATAGAGATACTAATCAAAATGCAAGTGGATATGAAATTTGTGTTCAAAATACAAAGGCAATTGCATCATCAGATGAAGTTCATATTTTTTATAATCCAGATTCTCAAGGAACTCATTTTGACATGGGTACTGCTTTTGCATATGGTCGTAAAATTGTTGTTGTAGAGAATGTTAAATATGGTTCAGGAAAAAGTTTCCCAAGAATGCTTAATGAATGGGCCAAATTCTTTAAAAATGATTGAAAAATGATAACAAGTGAATATAATTGTCCAATATGTAATTGGGAACCTAGGGAATTTTGTGGAACTTTTTATAGAGTTGTGGATGGTGAAATTAAAGAAGATTTAAGTGCTTGGGATTTAGAAGAAACTGGTTTACCATTGCCAAAAGATTATTATCCAAAATATGGTCAAAAACACGAAGTTCATAACGATTTTTTTGGATATGAATGGGAAGAAACCCATAAATGTCCACACTGTAATAAAGAATTTACTTTTATTAATTCTAATATATAAATTTAAAATTTAAAAACTATGAACATTTATAACATTCAAGAAGATCTTAAAGATGGAGAATCTGAAGAATTAGGAGAACAAGATAAAGCTTGCGATGAAGAAGGCGATTCAAAAAATTCGATTGAAGAGAAATTTGTTTCGGAATTATGCGGAAAAATATGTGAAATAATGAATATAAATTGGAAAGATAGAGAGTTATTTAAATCTCTTTTGCATAATTCATTAACACATTGTTTAAACAATCGAGATACTCATTCAAATTTAGGACGAGGAACAGGATTATTACAACAATATCTAGCTCATGAATTAGACTCAATTTCAAAAAGTATAAAACATAAACTTAATATTCCTGATGATGTAAAAGTTAATCATAAACATGGTGTATATGGTAAATTCAATGATATAGTTAGATATATTAAGGATAATTATTATACTAATGCTGCTAACGTTTTAAATGATATAGAAAAAAATAGTGAGCCGTCTAAAACATCTGATAATTTAAAAAAACAATAAAATGGACATAGGATCAGGACATACATATCCTTCAAATGCTTTAAGTAATTTTGCCCCACATCCATTTGAGATAGATGAAATAGCGTGTAATTCAATGGAAGGATTTCTTCAAAGTCTAAAATTTAAATCTCCTGAGATGCAGGAAGAAATATGTAAATTTGTAGGATATCCTGCAAAGAAAAAAGGAAGAGGGAAAAATTGGCAACAAACTCAAACTCTTTGGTGGAGAGGAATTCCAATTAAAAGAAATTCAAAAGAATATCAAGATTTATTAAATAGGGCTTATATGCAGCTTTATAAAAATACTAAATTTCAAAAAGCATTGAAAGCTACACACAATGCTGTACTTACTCATTCAATAGGTAGATCAAACTATAAAGAAACAATTCTTACTAAATCTGAATTTTGTTCACGACTTACAAAACTTCGTGACTTTGGAACTTTAAAAAAAATAAAAAATAAAAACTTATTAATATGAAAAAAATAATAAGAGATTATGCTATTATTTATATTGACGATAAAGGTGATTCATTGAAAGAAGATAGTTACACTACTAAAGAAATGGTTAGTGATTATTATACAGAGAATGGTTTTTTACAATGGAATTTTTATCTAATTGTTCCTAAAGAAGTTTTATTGCCAGATAATACCATAGAAAAAATAGAAAATAATGAAGATTATACACGGAAATTTGTCATTAAAAATTCTGATATTCAATCATTTATCAAAGAACGATTTCCTGTAATGAATAAAAAACATGGAAAAATTGAATTGATTAAAGGAAATTCTTGGAAAGAAACATTGGATATTGTTGACAAAAAAAAATTTAAAGGCACAACTGTAAAACCTTTTAGACTTTGTAGTTATTATCCCAGCTGGTATAGAAATGAAAGTTCAATGCATTCACTCACTTATTGAAATGGATAAATTACGCGCAAAACTTATTAATAATCCAAATATTTGGGTAATATTTTATACTCATATAAATAGTGAATATTATCTTGCTCAAAAAAAATTTAAACTATTTTTAAATCATAAATAAAAATGGATGCACAAAAGTTAATAGAAGAATGGGAAAAAAAACAAGAATTTGTACTTACATGGGAATTAATTTTCCCAATAAATCCCCCTTCGTTTATTTGGAATGATTTAAATGTAGTATTTAAAAATGTAAAAGAAGACAAAAAAGACATTTTGTTAGACAATACTATATTAAAAAGTGTAATATCAACAGCAATCTTTCCGACTTTCTCAAGTCTTAATGCTAAAATCATGTTAGAAAAGAAAATATAAGAAAATATATGAAAATAGTACCTTTACCTATTAGTAAATTTATAGATTCGAAATTTAGGGATTATGC